TTTCGACTCCCGATGCCATCTTCACCTGTAACAAATTACTTGTGTTTAGTGTTTGTAATTAAGTTGACTATAGCATATAATTCTCACTATACAAACATCTAATGAAAGATAGTTAATTAATGGTAGATACACCCGTAAATGTAATCTGTATAGCAGAGGGTTGCAGGAAAAAATTAAAAGGTAAACAACGTAAATTCTGTTCTCCTAAGTGTCAGAAACGACAATTTGCACGTGATAATATATATAACAAGCAAGATGACATAAAACCTATTAATATAGAACGTAAGTCTGACGAGGGCGACTACGCTTCCGTTAGGCGCGGACAGTATTACCGAGCTTTCGTAAGCGAAGGAATAGCTGAACAAGTGGCCACTGGCGATATGACAGTAGTTGACGCAGCTTCCCTCCTTGGTTGCACTTCAGCTACTGTCAGTCGCATGCTTGCTGCCTACAAAATAGATACTAGAAACGAAGTAGCTGCAGAAGATTGGGAACTATCACAAGATGCAAAAGACTCATTAGAAAATTTTTCGAGCTTCCGACAACGCTATTTTAGAACTGAACTAGGAGAAGTATATGACACCGCGGATTTTCATAAGAACTGGATTAATAACATTATTGACAGTATAGAAAATGGTAAAGAGTTATTAATACTGTCACCCCCACGACATGGAAAGACTGAACTGTTAATACACTTTGCTGTATATCAAATATGCAAAAACCCTAACGTAAGAATTATGTGGGTGGGTGGTAATGAAGACATTGCTAAGAATGCATTATCTGCTGTACTTGATGTATTAGATACTAATGAAGAATTGAGAGATGACTTTTGTATGCCTGGTACAAGTTTTAAACCAGATAACAGGTCAGGTAAGAACTGGTCACAAAATCAATTTACTGTAGGTACTAGAACTGTTGCAGGTATTAAGTCACCTACTATGGTTGCTGTAGGTAAAGGTGGAAAGATATTATCTCGTGACTGCGATATTATTATTGCTGACGACATTGAAGACCATCAAACTACTATGCAACCTGGTGCAAGAGAAAGTACAAGACAATGGTGGACTACAACATTATCAAGTCGTAAAGAGGAACATACTGCTGTAGTAGTAATTGGGTCAAGACAGCACCCTGATGATTTATATAATCATTTACTTGAATCAGATAACTTTACAAGCATAGTAGAAACAGCACATGCTATGGAGTGTCAAATACCAGAACATTTAGAAGATGAACATATTGATTGTATGTTATGGCCAGGTAAAAGAACTTACAAATGGTTAATGTCTAGGTTGCACTCTGCTGAGTCAACAGGTGGTAGACAAACTTTCGAAATGGTTTATTACAATCAAGCATATGTAGAAGGTACACAAATATTTACTATGAATATTATTGACCAATGTTTTAGACCAGACTTAGTACTAGGTCAAGTATATAAAAATTTGTATTTAGTTGCTGGACTAGACCCTGCATCAAGTGGCTACCAAGCAAGTGTATTGTGGGGTATAGACCAGTACAGAGGTGAGTTGTACCTTGTAGACCTTGAAAATAAGCGAGGTGGAGGTATTAGAGCAGCATTAGACCAAATGGCCGTATGGTTACACGATTACGATTGTAGACATTGGATAGTAGAAGAAAACGGATTTCAAACTGCTATACGACAAGATTCACAAATAAAAGAATTTACATTACGTACTGGTATAACTGTACAAGGTCATATGACAGGTAAAAACAAACATGACCCATTGTATGGTGTTGGAGCTATGGCTGATTTGTTTGAAGATAGAAGAATACATCTACCTACTGGTGATGGAGAATCTAACGCTAAAGTACAGAAATATAGGCAACAACTGTTATACTTTGATGGAAAACCTGTTTCTAAAAGAAACAAAGAGAAGACTGACATAGTTATGGCTAGTTGGTTTCCAATGAAAGTTTTTAGGCGTATGCAAAAAGAGCATGCTGCTGATTTAGGATTAGATTATAATCCTAGTTATGGAGATTATAAAATGACAGATATGAACGAAGCACCATGGGCATAGAAAATTTAGATGTTAAAACCTATCAAGAGATAGTAAAGAATGCTGCTGAACTTACATCTGGTAAATTAGTACAAGAACGACAAGTACAGAAAGCTAGAATAAAAGCAATTCTTAATGGTGGGTCAGATGGTATTAAAGCTTTACTAGGTAACACAATGGAAACTAGTGATGCTGATTTATTACCAGCTCCTAACATGTTGCAATCTGGTATAGATAGACTTGCACAAAAAATATCTGGAATACCTCAAGTTAGAGTAGATGTACCTAACGATAATGATTCAAATAGAAGTAAAGTACGTGCAGAAAAACTAGAACGTATTGTTACTAACTTAGATGACAAACAAAACCTTTCTTTACAATTAGCACAAGCAGCTAGGTGGTTACCTGGCTATGGTTTTTGTGCATTTGTAATAACTACTAAAAGAGATAAGAACGGTTATTTTTATCCTAGTGCTGAACTACGTGACCCTTATGATACTTTCCCAGGTAACTTTGGTCCTGACCAACAACCAAGAGAAATGGCTGTTATTAGAAGAATACCTAGATATAAACTTGCACAGATATATCCTGAGTTTGCAGACCAAATTTTAAAACAAGATGATGATGAAGGTGATACACAAACTGATACTGCTACACCTTTTCTTTCATATGAAAACAATAGAGAACAAAACTGGGAAGATAATACATACTCTGGTGTAAGAATTATTGAATACTATGACATGGGTGGTACTTATGTAGTGTTTCCAGAACGAAACATGATACTTGATTTTATACCTAACGTATTGTCTACTCCTCCATTTGTATTTATGAAAAGAGTTTCTTTCGACCAACTTAAAGGTCAATATGACCACGTTATAGGACTAATGGCTATGATGGCAAAAATTAACATAATGTCTGCAATTGCAATGGAAGATTCTGTGTTTACAGAAACTAACATATCAGGAGAGATAGAATCCGGACAATACAGAAAAGGCAGATTTGCGGTTAATTATCTAGCTCCTGGTACACAAGTTTCTAAACCAATGAATAATATGCCGTATCAATTGTTCCAACAAATAGATAGGTTGGAAAGACAGTTGCGTATGGTAGGTGGTTACCCTGTTACAGATGACTCACAGTCACCTAACTCTTTTGTTACTGGTGCAGGTTTGTCTGAACTTAACAGCACTATGTCATTAATGATTAATGAATATAGAGAAATAATCAAACACGGTTTAGTAGATATGGATGCTAAAAGATTAGAACTAGATGTAGTTATGTCTTATACACAAGGAATAACTAAAAAACCTATGGCAGGTTATTTAAATGGTTCTGCATTTTCTGAAAACTATAACGTGTTACAAGATATAGGCGGTGACTTTACTACAAGACGTATTTACGGTGTTATGGCTGGTTTTGATGAACCACAAAAAATTGTAACTGGGTTGCAATTATTACAAGCAGGTGTTATAGACGTAGAAACTTTACAAGATAACATTGATGGTTTAGAAAATATAGCAAAAGTACAAGAACGTATAAGAAAAAACAAAGCTGAACAAGTATTGTTTGACAGTATATTAGCAAGGTCTGCACAAGGTGACCCTGCAGCTACAATGGCTGCAATAGCTATTTACGAGTATCCTTCTTCAATTACAGATATTATGAAGCAGTTCTATACTCCACAAGAGCCACAGATGTCACCTGAAGAAGAAGCTATGATACAACAACAAATGATGCAACAGCAGATGGGTGGTGGCGGTGTTCCTGGAATGGCACAAGCTTTTGGATTATAAGATGCAAGAACATTATGATACAAGTTTTTGGGATATGGTGTATCAAGAATTCGGTGTAACAGATGAATTAGATATATTATCTGAAGGTGTAGAAGAAATTATTACACCTATGCGAGGTATTATAGTAATTATTACTAGGGAGTTTTATGGTAAAGAATAGACGTGGTGGATATAGACAACCTAAAAATCCTGCACCTGTAGGTGGTAACAGAACAGATGGTGGTCCAGCAAGTAAAAAACAACCTTTAAGACGTATACCAGGACAAGAATACGGTGAAGGTAAACAATTAATGGACCAGCAAAAAGCTGCACCTTTACCTGTACAACAAGGATTATCACCTCAATCAGTACAACCTACTGGTGTTAGACCTAATGTATTTGCACCTACTGATAGACCAGGTGAACCAGTAACTGAAGGTGTACCTATTGGAGAAGGTAGTTTTCCTGTAGAAGGCAATAGTGACGTTAATGTATTTTTAGCAGCTTTGTATTCTATAAATCCGCATCCAGCTATTGCTGAATTACTAAATTCTGGTAATGAATAGTGTTTGCAGATTATTTTTTTGAAAAAGATTTTACATCTATTAAATCTAGACAAAATAGGTTATTTAAAACATATAAAGCACAACTAGCTAACGACCCTGAGTTACAAAACTTAGTTATTGGAATAACAGAAGAAAACCCTATGTTACCTAAAGGGGTAGTTATGTCTGCTGCTATGTTACGTGAAGACCCTAATTCAGATAGATTAAAAGAAATTAATTCTCAAATGTATGAAACATTTAGCAAAAAAGAAGCTGAAATATGGGAGCACATGACTGAAAAGTATCAAAGTGAAGAATACGTTGATGATATGACTTTTACACTAGGTAACTTACTTAAAGGTGATACACAATACGGAGTATGGTTTATGGAAGCATTAAGTGCTGGTATAGAAAATATTAAAAAATATAACCCATTACCTGACGCAGCAGGGTTATTTCCTTTAGAAGTAATTACTACAGAAGATGGAAGAAAAATAAATACTATTACAACATCTGTTTCATCAGGTAGAGTTTGGCGATATATGCAATCTTTGTGGGCATACGACAAATTAATAAGAGAAGGTGTAGACCCAACTGAAGCAAGAGGTAATCTAGCTATTGATGTTAGCCCAACAGAAATAGAATCTATTAGAAATTTTGGTAAAGATGTTGGTCCAGGTGGTTTTATATCTAAATATATAGATATATTCAAAGAATCTAGAGAAATGGGTGGAGAAACAATATATAGTGCTATGCGTAAAAAGTCTGCAGCTGGCGAACCTATTAACTATGACCGTAGTAATGGTTTTATTTTTAAAACAATTGATGTAGAAAATATGCCTCAATACCATGATTTAACAAATATTTATGGTTATACAGACGCTCAGGCTAAAGAATTAATATATAAATACATTGGTGACCCTATTGCACCTGAAGATAAACCTGGTGAGATAAATTATTTAAGTTCAGAAAAACCAAACAAAATTAACTTTTTTGCTGAACGTAGGAAAAAAGGATACGTTTATTCATCAGAAGATGTATTAAGAACTGAAGAAGGTTTAAATATGCTGCAACCTTATTCACCTGGTAGATATCAAGCAGCAACTGTATATGCACCTGGTACAAAAGCTTATAATAATTTAAGTGGAAGTATAGACTTTGTTTATTCATTAATACCTGAATTATTTGCTGATAAAGGTGTTAAAGCAGGAATGAATCAATTTAAAAATTTAAGACGTGTTAATAAACTTCTTGACCAAAAAACAGGTGAGATTATATCTACAGGCAAACGCGTTGAGTTAAATGAAAAAGCTATTAGAAAACAAATTTATAGACAATTCGAAAAAGATAAATTAGAGGATGGTTTAGAAGCTGCAAAATTAACTAAAAATGCATCATTAAAAGAATTACAAAATACAAAAGTAGTTTATAAAGCTACTAACAAACAAATTAAAGAATATGGTTTTTTTGGTGAACGTGTACCTAAATTCTTTAGACAAACAAAAGATGAGTTTTTAAGTACACCGTTTATGGAACAATTGTATGTATCTATTGCACAAGAAACTAATAGATTTGTATTAAAAGCTAATCCATTTTTTAGAGGTATTAACGGTAGAGTTATAGAAAAATTAGTTAAAGAAAAAAATCCAGCAAAAATTAAAGAAATGTTTGGACAGTTACTTGATGAAGGTATACAGATAGGTAATCAATTTGACCAACTTTCTGAAATGCCTAAAGTAGCATCTTTTGCTTTAAATAAGTTTTTAATTGGTACTGCTAAAACTGGTAAAAAATTACAAGCATCTGACAATGTTGCTAAGCAATTATTAGGTAAAGGTATATCTGCAGTAGGTAATGAAAATGCTGCATTTAGAAGTGCTAGAAGTTATTTGGGTCAAGGTTTAAATATTGGATTAACACCGTTAAGAAAAAACAACAATATAAAAATATTAAACGTATTAAAACCTTTAGGACGTAATGCAAAAATGATTGATGGTACTTCTGCTTGGGGAGATTATTTTCCTAAAAAAGAAGCAATTATAGAAAGTATTATAACTGCAAAATCTAATGTACAAGAAGTAATAAACGTTACAGATAAAAAATATGAAAAGTTATTAGGTTTTAACTCTGTATTTAACGCAGGTAGAACTCCATCACAAATGAGAATGATGGGATTAATACCTGATATGGGATTACCATTAAGAAACTTTGAAGCAGCGTATGACCAGTTGTTTGCACATTTACAAGCTACTGGTTACAAAGAAGAATACGCTGATGCAATATTAGAACAATTTGCTAAATTAAAATATTCTGACCATAGAGAAGTACGTAAATTTGCATACGAACAAAGAGTAAGAGATTACGTACATGTACATGAAATGGGTGGTAAGCACGAATTAATTGCAAAATCACTAGAAAATTATACAAAACGTGAAGAAAAACGTTTCATAATGTTTATTGATGAAATGGGTGAAAATATGTCATTTGCAGGTAACTTACCAGAAGGTTTAGAAAAAATGACTTACAAAGGTATTGATGGTGTAGATAGAACTGTAATTATACCTTCTGCACATTTAATGTCAGAAATGGCTGATACAGCTGTACAATTAACAGATTACAATTTAATGAAACGTGCTATGTCACCATTGTTTACACATTATGATGATATGACATCTATGACTGAAACTTTTACTAGACCTTTAAAAGATACTAAAAATTTTGTAACTAAATATATAAATCCATTTAGTAGTGAATATGCAAAAAAAGGTGGACAAAATCCTTTTTATGAAATACTAGAAGATGGTACAACTAAATTAAAGACATTACCTGTAGATGATTTAGCTGAAGATGCTATAACTATGGTACTTGATTTTTACAATCGTAGCATATTTAAACCTGCTGTATTACTTAGAGCAGCTTTCTTTACACGTGTATTTTTAGAAGAACAAATGAGATTTGCTGCAGGACATTTAGATTCGTTTTTTACACATCCTGTACATTATTTACAATGGGCAACACTAGGACAAGAAGGTAAATTAGCTAAAGTTGTTAGACGTGGTGGTATTGATGAAAACAAATTATTAGATTCTTATCAACATTTAGCAGCAAAACAACAAACATTTTCACTTGCTGGCTTACAAGGTAGAAGCAGTTTAAAAAACAAAAACATTAAATACGTTATGCGTACAAAAAATGAAATAGGAAAAGGCGACCTTGTAACAAATATGAACGATTATGCAGAAGCTGTAAGGTTTGAGTTAATGCTATTAAGAAGTGATGCTATAGCAAGAAAAGTATCTGAATTTGGATATGGTAGTGATAATTTAAATAAATGGATTGTGTCTAAAGAAGGTGCTGCAGCTAGAAAAGAATTAGTTGAAATGGGTGGTGGTAGATTTAAAAAAATATTAAATGATGATGATTTTATAGACCAATACTTACAATCAGTTGAAGCACGTATACGTATTAAAACTGGTGGCAAAGTAGAAAAAGGTACTGAGTATTTTTATGATGAAGCTACTAAACAATACAGATACAATTTATCTAAAGCTAATGCTGACACTGGTAACAAAAACCTAAGAGATGCTATTACAACAGGCAAACTATACAGATATGATGATGTTGGACAAACAGGTGAAGGTATTAGTTTCTTAGAAGATTTAAATAAAAGAATTGCTAAAAAATATAGTCCTACTGGAAAAACTACATTATCTGACATAGATAGCGAATTAGTTAAGTATGTTAACAAAAAAGGTTTAGATTTAGATTTAGGTGCTGTAAAAGTATCTGAAGATATTATAAAAAGAAAAGATATGAAAGTTTTAGCTAGATGGGGAGAATCTATGGATGAAGTAATAAACATAGGTTTTGAATATTTAATGAGAAAACCTAATGCATATCTATCTAGGTCTGTAGCTTTTAAACAATTTAGAATGGCACACATAATTGAAAACTTTGAGAATTATTCTTTTAAAGTAAGAGATGAATTTATTAGAGAAGCAGAAAATTTAGGTGTACCTAAAAAAGTAATTGCAGATATGAGAGATGCTAGAAATGCAACAGCATCTGGAAAAATAGATAATTTTAGAGTAGCTGATGTAAATGCAAGAGCATATGGATTAGCTGGTACTAAAAACTTATTGTATGATACATCTAGACGACATATGTTATCTGATGTAACTAGAAACATATTTCCTTTCCCTGAAGTATGGTTTGAACTTGCAACTACATGGAGTAAGTTACTTGCTAACAATCCTTATTTAATTAGAAAAGGTTATTTAACAGTTAAAGGAGCTAGAGGATTAGATAGCGGAGAATTTCAAAATGATGCATTTTTTGCACCTGACCCTACTAATCCTGATAATGAATTGTTTGTACATCCATTTAGTGGATTTTTAGGTTCATTAATTTATGGTAAAGATAGAAAAACAGAGGTTAGAGCTAAAAGTTATGTTACTGGTATTAACTTATTAGGACAAGGATTTGTACCTGGACCTAACCCATATGTTGCTTTTGCATTAGATAAAGTGTTACCTAAGTATGGATATGGTAGAGAACTTAGAGAAACATTTTTTGGTGAGTTTTCACCTCCTACTATAAAAGATGTAATTATTCCTAAAGCACCTTGGATGAAAAAATTTGGTGCATACATACAAGGTTTAGGAGATGATATAGATGATTTTGGTACAGATATATACAAAAGCGAATTAGCACAAATGCGTGCATCTACAACTATTGATATATATAGATATGGTATGTTAACAGGCGAAAATATGAGATTACATAAAGCTGGTAAATTAGACAAGTTTTATGAAGAAAAATATGGTAAAGATTATAATCCATCATTACTTACTAAATCAGATATTGATGAAGCTTTTCTAGAATACTCTAATAAAAAAGCAACTGCTTTGTTTGGTTTTAGAGCATTAGCACAATTTATTGGACCTGTAGGTTTTAAACCTATATATTACGCAGAAGATGAACAAGGTAAGTTATGGTCTTCACAAATACTTGCTGATGAATATAGAAAAATTAGAGAAGAATTAAATCAAAATGACGTAGCAGCTGCAGAACAATTTTTAAGAGATTTTGGATATGACCACGGTTGGTTAACTTCTGGTAAATCTGTATCTATTGCAGGTAGACGTTCTATTACAGAAAGAGTACAAGAATGGCAAAAAGAAAATGCAGACAAACTAGAACCTTACACTTTAAGTGGATTCTTTTTATTACCAGATAACCCATTAGACGATAGAAGTTATTCTGATTTATATAATGAATCAATTATGTTAAATCCAGACCAATATCGTAGAAGTGTCAATGATACTGTTGCATATTATAGATATGCTGCATTTAGCGAAAAAGTAGAAGCAAATGAAAGTTTTGATAGTGACCAAAAAGTATTAATGAAAAGATTAATGAGAAATCAATTAATTATGGATTATCCAGGTTTTCAAAGTCAAACATATGGTATTACTACAGCTGTAAAAGCAAAAGATATTATAGCTGAAATGGAAAAAGAATGGTTAAAAGAAGGTAGTTTTGCTTTAACTACTGATGCTGGTAAAGGATTTGCAATGTTTTGGCCTATATGGCAAGGATTTGAAGCAGAATCAATGAAACGTTCAACAAATGCTAACCCTGATTGGTGGTTGTCATCTACACAAGATGAAGCACGATATATGAGAATTATTGCACATCAAATGGCTATGCAAGTAGCAGAAGAACATCCTGATTTTTACTATGTCTGGCTCGGAGTTATGTTAAGATTGTTTAGAGATGATAGTGAAGCACTTGCATTTGGTGCTAGTTTAGGAAAATAATGGTAACAGGAAATTTAAAAAAATCAGAAAATATAACTGACGAAAACGCTCCATCAGAAGAAGACGTATTATTTAATCAATTAAATCCTCAACAACAAGCAAACATTATGCAATATATGGAATTGTTAGATTCAACTAGTGCTGAGAAGTTTAAAAATGATATGACTACTGATTTCTTAGAAAATAACGGTGTAAATGTAATGATGATTCTTGGAGAATATTTACCACTTATGATTGGTTCTGGTAGTGACGATGGTAGAAAAGTTACAAGTTATGATGAAAATGGTAATTCAGTTGGTTTTGAAAACTTTGAAACACATTTTGCTGATTTTCCAATATCAGGAATTATAGATGATGCAAATTCTGTAGATGAAATAATAGCATTTCAAGCATACTTAGAAAATTCTGGTGTAGTTCCTAAAGGAACATTTGATAATACTAGAGGACAATATAGCGATTTACTTATGGGTGTTGTACAAGAAATTATGGATTACACAGATGCTAATTTTAGTGTTACACCTAATAGTCCTGAATATAAAGACTTAGAAAAAAAACCTCCACTTAAATTTTTCTTATCTCAAGAAGATGATGAATACGATATGCAACGTAAAATTTTTAACTTTGGTGTAGAACAATATGTTAAAGATACTGAGTTTTTAAAAGAAAAAGAAACTGAAGCTAAGAAAAAACAAATTGAGGGTGAGTTATTTCAACAAGCTATTAAAAATTATCCAACTGATGATGAGTTTGTTCAATTAATGGAAGATGCATTAGAAGGTAGTGGTATAAGAGTTACAGATGAAATACTTGATGCAGCATCTACTGCTTTTGCTATTAAACATTCAAAAGAATTTGACGATAA